GTGATGAAAAAGATTGCAAGCATTGGCTAGATTATAAAAAAGAGCAGAATTGTACTTTGATTTCTATTTATATTAACGGACCCATGACTTTGCGACAAGTCGCAGAGCGTATGGGCATCTCTTATGCAAGAGTAAAACAAATTGAAAGCAGTGCTCTTACAAAGATAAGAAAACATATAAAGAAAAACAATTTAACTTTTTAGGTATTTATCTAATAATTTTACTATTTACATTTGAGTTTATTTTTTAAGGAGAATTATAATGGCTCGTAAGACACTTTTAAACGAATCCGAGATTCGTCGCTTCATGAAACTTGCTAACGTGAAGCCAGTTGGTCAGGAGCGTCTCGAAGAGATGTATGGAATGCCTCCTGGTGCTCGCGATGAGGACGACGAGAGCGTTCAGGACGAAGATCCTGCCGGTAAGTCTCTTGAAGAGCAAGAGGAAGAGGTTGAGATGGACATGGCTGCCGAAGAGGAGCCAATGGATATGGATAAGCCTGCTGAGGAGCCAATGGACGAGCCTGAGATGGACATGGACATGGGTGCAGGTGCAGGTGTTCAGATTAATTTAGATGATTTCCTTTCCGCTCTTGAGTCTGCTCTTGAGAATGTCACCGGTGAGGAAGTTAGCACCGACATGGACATGGAAGCCGACGAGGGAGGTGATGACGAAGCGGCTGACATGGAGATGGACATGGATATGGATGCCCCAGAGGGTGACATGGAAATGGACATGAGTATGGACGATGAGGAGCCAGGAATGCGTGACATGATGGAGGCTCGCGTCAATCGTATCGCCGCTCGCGTTGCTCAGCGTCTTATGGCAGAGAACAAGAAGGCTTCTAACATTGATGCCCTTACAGAGCGTATTTTCAATCGTCTCGCTAACAAATAAACTCTTGACATAATCTTTACGAGGTGTTATAATGAACCATCAGGGGTGACTCTGATGGTTTTTTTATTTGAGGTACTATGGAACACCCTTGGTTATTTTACTTTTTGTTTTTCATTTTCGGGTATTCTACCTGTCAAACGTTCTATTTTTTAAAATCTGTAAGAAAAAGCCTGCAACTATTGCGAGTATCACAGGTTATCAGCCTATTTATTATTGCTAGAAGTCTTGAAGACTTTGCTTATGCAAAAAATTATGCTGTTATTCGCATGGAAGAAGGAGAGGGACAAAAAGATAACATTGTTGCTTTTGAGAAGCAGCACGAAAAAGAAGTTGAGTTTTTCAAAAAGAAAGCTGTTAAAAACATTATCGACACACATGGCAACTATTTCAGTGAAATTGTTGATTATGAAGATTGGGATGGTGCGATGGTTTTTCTAAACAAAAACAAAAAAACAGTATTTGAGTTTTTAACAAAAAAGGGGTAGAACATGATTAGGCGTATAATCAAGAAACTTTTGTCTCACGACGAGGCAGTAAATAAAGAGCCAACAGAAAACAAGATTGTTGTGATGAGTGGCGGAACTCCTCCACCAGAGCCAGACCTTCGTGTCGTTGGCTTGTTTAGTGAGGTTGTAGATGAGAAGATTACAGAGATTATCCATGGTCTTCTTTACATGAACGAGATGAATAAACTTGAAGAAGATCCAAAGAATAAAAGAGACATCGAGTTTTACCTTTCCACTTACGGTGGATCTGCTGATGATATGTTTGCTCTTTATGATATGATGAAGATCGTTGAAGAAGACACAGACATCGTGACCATCGGTATGGGCAAAGTTATGTCCGCTGGTGTTCTTATTCTTGCTGCCGGAACAAAAGGCAAAAGAAAGATTGGACGCAACTGCCGAGTGATGATCCATTCTGTGATTGCCGGTAACCACGGCTCGCTTCCAAACCTTATCAACGAGATGGAGGCCATTCAGGATCTTCAAGACCTCTACATCGAAAGATTGGTCGAAGAGACCAAGATGACCAAGAAGCAGATGAAAAAGTTACTGGAACAAAAGGTAAACATCTATTTATCAGCAGAAGAAGCGGTCAAGTATGGCATCGCTGACATTATTGTTTGAGGTAAAACTATGTCTGATTTGAAAAAGATTCTTAAAGAAGAGTATGCTAAAAAGAAACTAAACATCACTCCAAAGTTATTGATGGAGATGATTTTGGAGGCTCTTACATACGCTCCTGAAATTTATGACTCCGATCTTTTGCCTTTGATTAAGCAAATTGATAATGTTCAAAAACACATTGATAATCACCCCCCGATTTCTTTGGGTAAAGCTTTAACAATTTACACACCCCAGCCTGATCGTAAGCAGGTTTCATTAGAGTTAAAAGATAAATTAGAATCAAAATACAAATCAGAGTTTCCAGATTTAAGCTTTCCACTTATCGTTGATAGAGCCGGCTCGCACAAGGGAGTTAAAATTAAATTAGGGCGTGGCTTACTCAAAACAATCAATGTTAAGCCTATAAGAGGATCAGGTATTCAAAACAGGGGCGATGTTGCCGAGGGCTTATTGGGTGCTGCTCTTACAGTTGCGTTCAATAAAGGTGGCGACGATGTTACAAAGGCTGATGTTGAAAGCTTTTTGGAAGCATTAAACGCCAGAGAGAAAAGACAAACAAGACAAGAAAGGTCAATGACTTATAAAACATTGACGACAGAGAATCGCAGAGCAGATGATACTGTGGATACAAATACTTGTGTTATTAAATTATCACCAAGAAACTTTGATGACTTAATGGACATAAAGAAAAGATCGGCACTTGATAGTTTATTAGACTCCGTTGTGGCGTTTGCTAATTCCGAAGATGTAAAAGAAGCTTCAAAAATTGTAGCAACCAATGGTGTTGATAATACAATCTCTGTTATTTCTGATGGCGTTAGTAATCAAAAAGCAACCAAAGTTGACATTAAGACCTATCTTGATGGTAAAAGAACTCCTCTTGGTAGAATTTCCCTAAAAGCAGCGACGACTGATCAGTTAGGTCAAATTGGTGGCTCTTGGGAACAAATGTCAGATTTATTTAAGCTTATGTTCGACATTGATTTAGATAACGAACTTGAAACACAATGGGAAGCTGTTATGAACAAGAAGCCCAGAGATAAAGAAGAGGTTTCAAGCGTTGCTATAAGAATTTACCAAGATGCTACCGAAAAGATAAATCAACAATTAAGAGCCAAAGGTGTATCTAATCCTGATGAGGATGTAGATTTTATTAAAAGGGTCTCCAATGGGTTGAGATACCAAGTCGCATTAGAAGAGGAAGGAGTTATACTAGTTCAGTTGGATAATAGATCTTTCAAAAAAATGAACTTTGATGAATTGGAGGATGTCCTTAGAGAAAACAAGATTGATTTTGTAGCTGAATTTTCAGCGGCAGGTCGGCCAACTATCTTTATTAAAGATCGAAGAACTGGCCAGGCTCTTTTTAAAGTAAGATTTAGATTCGATAAAAACCAAGTGAGACAATACATTGAGAAGCAATCACTACTAACTAAATTATTAACAGCAACAAGAAATAACCCTTGACTTATCACTCATCCGTGTGTATAATTATAACATAATAACCATGAGGTATTAATGACTAGAGTTTATTCAAGCAAAGAAGAACTACAACAAAAGATTATTACAGGAGCAAATGTTTTAGCAGATAATGTTGCATCAACATTGGGTCCTAAAGGGAGAACAGTATTATTACAGGAGGCTGGTAAGTCTCCCTTCGCCAGCAAAGACGGAGTTACAGTAGCACATTTTGTTGCTCTTGACGATCCGTTTGAGAACGCTGGTGCTCTTGTTATCCGTCAGGCAGCAATTGAAACTAATAATGATGCCGGAGACGGAACTACAACGGCTACTGTGCTGGCTAGGGCGGTGCTACAAGAGGCACAAAAATATATCCTGGCTGGTGTATCCCCTACGGAATTACAACGCTCCTTGACCGCTGCTACGGCTTCTGTGATTGAAATGATCAAAGAGAAGTCTAGACCAGTTACAAGCATTGAGGATATCAAGCACATCGCAACTATTTCAGCCAATAATGATTCAAGCATTGGTGATCTGATTGCGATGGCTGTTGATCGTGTTGGTCAAGACGGAGCCATTACTATTGAAGAGTCCAGGTCTCTGGAAACTTCTTTGGATGTTACCGAAGGCTTCCGCTTTTCTGCTGGTTACTGTGCCAGTGCTTTTATCAATGATGAGCGTAGAGCAATGATGTCTCACGAAGAGCCGTTGTTTTTTGTCACTGATTACAAGATTAGCACGGTGGAGCAGATCCTTCCTATTCTAAAGATGATTGCAAGAGAAGGACGACCACTTATTATTGTAGCAGAGGATGTGGAAGGTCAAGCCCTCGCTGCTCTTATTGCTAATACGATGCGTGGCTCTATGAAGGTTGCTGCTATCAAGGCTCCCCTTTATGGTGAAGAGCGTAGAAACCTTCTTCACGATCTTGCTATTTCTGTTGGTGCTACTTTCGTTACTCGTGAGAGCGGTATCAAACTTCAAGAAGTTCAGTTAGAGCATCTTGGAACCGCCAAGTCTGTTGAGA